GCGCCGGCAATCAGCGCCCAGCCCAGGCCGGCGAGCTGGTACACGCCAGCAATGGCCAGGCCTGCGCCGGCCAGCAAGGCCAGCAGCGCGGCGGCTTGGGGGGTGAGGTGCTTCATACGATGATGGGGTTTTTCAATGCGGCGGACAAATCAGGTTCGCCGTCCTTGTGTACACACCGGCTCAGCGCCATTACCGTGGCGACGATGCCGTCGATTCGACCTGTCAATTGGCTCTTCTTTTTGTCGGGCCGGTAGTTGCCGTTGGTGTCGAAGAGCAGCGCCACGTTCATGGCGCAGTAGCGCAGCACAGGGTTGCCACCGTGCTGCATCAGGCCGCCGTACACAATCTCTTCGAGGCTCTTGGACCCTGGGTACATTCCGCCAGTGTTCTGGGGTATCTCTACCAGGGGCACCCCAGCATCGAGCATTTCATTGCAAAGCTGCTGCGCATTCCAGCGATCAAACCCAATATCAACCACGTCAAAATCTTGCAGGGCTTGTTGCACCAGGCGGCGTACAGGGCCGTAGTCCGTTACGTCTCCCGGGGTGGCGGTCAGCCAGCCCTCTTCAACCCAGCGCTTGTAAGGCGCTGCATCGTCATGCTCTTGCGTATCGACCTTGCCTTGCGGACACCAGAACCACACCAACACGTACCACTGTTGCCCCGGCTCTTCGGGCGGGAACACCAGCGCGAAGGCGGTCAGGTCTCGGGTACTGGCCAGGTCAAGACCACCAAAGCACCGGCGGCCACGCAGCATGGCGGGGTCAAACTTCTTGCCGCCTTTGTCCCACACGTTGACGTCAAACCAACCGTTGGCGCTGTTGCACCAGATGTTCAAATCCTTGGTCAGAAAATTGACCAGCGCGCCAGGCAGTGCAGCGGCCTTGCGGGCCACGCCCCGCATATAGTCAAGCGTCTTGGACTTGCCCAACCCTGGATTGGCCTTGATCCAGTTGCGTTCGTCGAAGTGGTCGTCACCCGCATCCAGGCTGTAAACGTAGCCAAAGAATGAATCGTCCTGGCGCTTGCCTTCCAGCACCGACACCAGGTAGCCCCGCACCTCGGTGCAGATGCCGTCTAGGATGAACCCGGCGGTGGTGATGGCGGACAGCAAGGGCTGGGTACGGGCTCCGAAGGCGGACTCCATCACGTCCCACACGTCGCGCGTTTTGGCTGCGTGGAGTTCGTCGTACAGCACGGCAGACGGGTTGCGCCCGTCCTGGTTTTCGGCGTTAGACGGCAGTGGCTCGAAAACGCTGCCGTCGGTCATCTCAATCTTTTCTTGATTTAGCCCAGCGTACACCTTGAACGACCGGGCGATGCCTGGCGAGTTGCGCACCCAGCGTTTGACGTTTTCAAACGCGGGCTTGAAGACCGTCATGGCCTGGGCGCGTGTGGTGGCCATGGCGTAAACCTCTGCCCCAACTTCACCGTCCATGGAAAAAAGATAGGCCCCTTGCGGGGCCTTCCAGGTGCTCTTGCCGTTCTTGCGGGCCACCTCTTCATAGGCCCGAGTGAACCTGCGCAGGCCGGTATCGGATCTCCGCCAGCCATACAGCACAGCCGTCCAGAACTTTTGCCATGGGTCCAGAAGCATAGGCTGCCTGGCCAGCGGGCCCTTGGTGTGGACAAAAAACTTTTCGATGTAGTGGATGACGTGCCAACCGTGCACCGCGCTAAACACCAGCCCACGCGCGGCACCATCCACCAAATCCTGGTAGTGCCGCAGCACCGCCAGGTACACCAGCCGCCCGGTGAGTATCTCGCCGCGCAACACGGGCAGGCCATAGGTCACATCCCACTCCTCAAGCGCGAGCGGTGTCAGTGCCGCGATGCGCTTGCGGGTAAGGTGCCAGCGTGGTTTACGAGGTCGGCGAAGAGGTCGTCCTGCCCGGCCTTCTCGCCCGTGTCCTTTCGCACCCGTGCCAATGACGGGATTGTCAAACATGCTTTTGGAAGCCATTGGCCCAACTCCATTTTTAACCGCTTCTCATCGTCGGCCCAAGGCGTGGCAGTGGCCCAGCCGGTTTTAGAAACTTGCGTGCGCCCCTTCTTTTCGCACTCAGCGCTGGCTTTGATCCAGTCGGCAAAAGTACGGACGATGATGGCGATGGGCAGGCCCGCCGTGAGGTGCTCGATCCCCGCCTGGCGAAGCGTTTCGCAAATGTGGTTGTAGAGACCCTTCTCGTCGGCTGTGAGCCCCAGCATTGGCGGCGGCTCGGGCGATGCGGTTTCTCCAGACGGAGATGACACGCGCGCCCCGCCGACAGCTGGAAGAGCAGCGGCGAAGTTGGCTTTGTCATCCATGTCGTTACCTCTCAAACCCCCCAGGGGTAGTTTTCATTCCCCATAAATTGCCAGTTAAGCGGTCGGTGTCCGGTGGGTGGCTGTGGACTTTTTACCCGCCCCTACCCCCTGCCGCGCCGCTGGGCTCGCAGCCGCTCGGCCTCGCTTTTGATCTCGTGACAGGGGATGCACAGCACCTGCGTGTTGCTCACCTCTTCCGAACCGCCATCCATCAGCGGGACGATGTGGTCACGCTCCCATTCACCACCCAGATCTACAAGCCGGAGGCAGTGCGCGCAATGGGGGTCAGCCGCCCACAGCGCCGCGCGCAATGCCTGGCGCTGCCGACCGCCGATTCGCTTGGTCTCGGTGACCTTCTTGGCCCATGCGGGCTTGGGATGCTTGGCACAACGGCCCGAGCCATCGCGCACCAGTGCACCGCAGCCGGGATGACTGCAAGGGCGTGGGGCGGCAATGGGCATGGTGTTTGGACAAAGAAAAACCCCGACAAGCGCAAAGCCTGCCGGGGTTCCCACCGTGTGCATCGCGGGTGGAGGCGCAATACACACACAGTGCCTGTAATGTAGCGAGAAAGTCTAAGGTGTAGAACTCTCTTTTTGTCTATAGCGCTTCGGCCTTGCGGGCGGATGCTTCGGTTGCCACACGCCTGCGCTCCTGCTCTTCGGCCTTCGCATCCAGCCAGGCGGCGATGGCGTGGTCTGCCTGCTCCAGCTGCGCCTTGATGGTGGAGGGCGCGCGGCGCATGCGCAGGGCTGTAGCACTGATGCCCAGGTCTTTCAGGTAGATGCACTCCAGTGTGATGAACAGATGGCCCTTGCCGAGTTTGAGCGCCCGCACCGCTTCATCGGTCTGCGCGGCCTCTTCATCTTCCACCGGGATGGCAATGTGGTTGTACGAACCACGCGACCACACCTCACTGGCCAGCACCGACCGGGTGGCAAAGCCGAGCCCGCCACTGGCACCGCGCGATGACCAGATGGCCCAGTTCTCCAGCCGGCGCTGAATGCGTTTAAGCCGCGCCATGGGCTTCCCCTTGCGTGCGGGCCAGGCCGGTGATGGGCGCCTGGTCGGGCCAGATGCACACGTATGCACAGCCAAACTCCACCAGCGCCTTGCCCACCTCGGTCATCACCGGGTGGCCATAAAACGGCGTGCCCACCACGCGCCCACCCTCCAGCGCCCAAAAGCAACCCGGCTCACCCCGCAGGCCACGGCGCACCAGCTCAAAGGCGCCATTGCCCACCACCTCTGCCCGCGCCTTGATGGCCGCATATACGGCGGGCATGTAGTCCTTGATCTCATTGATCATGCCGCTCACATCGGCCTTTGCTGGGTTGACTGTGTCCATCTGTCCATCCTTTTTCTATGGAGGTAATAGGTAGGTGTAGCGGGTTGCGCACATGCTCGGCGGATGCGTGCCTGTGCCCGCCCGCCTTGGTGCAAGCGCTCTGGCCGTGCCCTTCAGTCCGGTAGGGCAATGCAGCAGCTTCAACCCCCTCAATAGGGATGGCAGGGCCACTGATGGCGTCCATAGAAAAACGTGGACGCCTGGACATATTTGGACGCTACCCGGTCGGGGCGCCCAGTGACGTCCCCGCAACCGCGCCGCAATGGGGGCGTGTAGCGCCCCTCAGCCCTTCGGGCACGCTGGCGCGAATCACGCCTCCCCCAGCGTTTGCNGCACGGCGCGTTTGTTGCGCCGAGACCGTTCGGTCAAAGCGGCGCATGGTCACCGTTCCTGTGTTGTTGAACCATATGCATCACAAGGCCAGGGCTCAGCCCTGCAANGCCTCAAGGTGCGCCTGCATGCGTGCCATGCGGCGCGCATAGGCAAATGCCATCACTTCCTCAGGGGCGGCGTAATGCACGACACCCTGCACGTCCCAGTCGTGCACGTAGTCNGGGCCNTGCTCGCCGCCGCTCTGGGTGTGGCCTGCCAGCTCCCACAGCAAATAGTCNCGGCACGTCTCTGCCAGCTCGCGCCCCATGGAATTGGCCTTCTGGTTCACCACCCGCTGCTGGTGCCGGTTCAGGTGCGGCAAGCCGCGTTGCTGTGCAAACTTCTCCAACAGCTTCGAGCCCAGGAACCCCGGTCGCTGGTAGCCGCCCGTTTTGCGAATGGAGGGCAGCACCTCGCTGGTGACCCACCGCTTGAACCGCTTGGCCTCGGGCTTGGTGCTGCCGAAGATCAGCGTGTACAAACCGGACTCGTTGATGTGGTTGGCCATTTGCTTGCCGCCGTTGCCAAGGACCTCCAATTTCTGGAGGTCCTCCCCATCGACGTGCGTCGAGATGGCTTGCCAAGGATTTCCGAAGCCCAGCACATTACAAATCTCGTTGGCGTTAAACCAAGGGCTTCCGGATTCATCCATCACAACACGGATGGACTTGTTTTCAAAATTGAATGGGGACAGTTGATTCATCGATCGCTCCGGTTAAGGTTAAGAGAGGGTGTCGCGTTTCGTGACACCCCTTGCACAACTGCCCGTTGCTGGGCAACCATGTACTGGGATCGCGCCTCCTGCAGCAGCCGCTCGCAGGTTTGCACGAAGGTGCGGGCTTGCTCCATGGAGGCGTGCGCATCGACAGGCTTGGCTTTGGCCGAAAACTTGCGATCGAGCTTCCAGCGGCTCAAGTTGATGATGTGGGGCGGCCTGCGCCCCGGCCCGCGCTGCTGCTGCACCGGGTGCGGTGCTGCGTTGGGCAAGGCAATAACCCGCGCAGCTGTGCGCGCAGGCAATGAAAGAGAGTGAGCCATGAGTGGCCTCCAAGGGGTGCGGTTTGCAAAAACCACCGCATCCACTGCAAATTGGAGGCGGCAGCTCGAACGGGTTTGCAGACCGGGCACCCCTTGCGGGAACCGGCAGGCCCGAGGGCCTCCCATCCGAGCCGCCAAAACTGGGGGCACAGACAA